CTACATCACATATTGAGAATACGATGGCATTAATTAAAGAAACAGGCGAGGGATTGGCAACTGCTAATGTTTACGCTGATGAATTAGATTTAGATAGTCACGCAGACCTACGGAATATTGACTTGTCCATATACAGCACAGCACAGAAAGAAGCGGCGCTATATGTTGCGGCGAATGATTATATTGATGGCATGCATGATTTCATGGGAGATAAAGTTAATAGCTCACAGGGCATGAAGCTTTATACTGACTTAATCGAGTATGCAGATGCAAGCAAAGACATTATTAACGTTAACTGTGAAGCAGCTATCCTACAGCTTAAAGGCGCTTTATTTGTTGAGCAAACTGCGTCGGTGGCATTAGGTCAAATCAAATCAACAACAAGCAAGTTAGATGTTTTAGAAAAGTCAGTTGAATACGTAGATGGTACAGCGCGAACAACTGGCACGATTAACACATCGAGATTAGAAAGAATGCTACGCCCTTACCTGGCGCTTGGTGGCGGCTCAGTTCTAAATATGAGGTTTTGATATGGCAGGCTTTGATTATTCACAGGCAAGACTAGACGCGCAAGACAACTATATTAGGCACAGTAACGCCGCTTATCGGCTATAAAACGTCTGAGATTGACGGTGAGTCGATTCTACGAACAGATAACTATGTGTTCTTTCACTCTGATAGCTTAATTGAGATTGGAATGGTTACGACTGCCGGCGGCGATAAATACCGCGTTGTTGATGTAACTAAATTAGATAGCTCAGAGTCTATCAATATTTACACTAAGCTACAGTTGCGCAAGTAATGGCTAAAGATCAATGGGCTAAGATTGAATTAAGAAATACAGGAAAGCTAACGCTAGTTGCTCGTAAATCTTTCTTGTCTGCTACTCAGGCGGTTGTTTTAAAGTCGCCTTTCGATAAAAGCATTTTCCGCAACAACTGGTTTACAGAAATAAACAGCATTTCAAGTAAAACGACAGAGGCCTCTGGCACTGGGTCGGCTCGCTTGGCAGAAGCATCTAATAAAGCGAAACTTTTAAGTGCTGGTGACTCTATCTCATTTGTTAATAGATTGCCTTATGGGCCGTTTCTAGAGGATGGAGGGTCACAGCAAGCTAAAGAAGGTATTATCAAAGTTGTGGCTAGTGAGTGGAAGTACACAGTAGCCAAAATAGCGAGAGACATAAAAAATGATAAGTAAATTTGCAGTATCAAAAGTATTTACGGACAAAGCAGTTGCCGCTGCTGGCTCAATTAAATTTGTGGCTAATGGTGAACAGTATTCTCCATCAATTGATGAGCCTTACATAAAAGAGTCAATGCTTTATGGCAATGATGAGTCAATAGGAATGAAGTCAACTGATAGTGATGTTGAGCGTGGAGTTTATGTGTTAACCATTTACGTACCAAGAACAAATAAAGGTAGTAAATGGCAAGGGCTGCAATTGGTCGATACGCTGCGAGGTGAGTTTCCTAAGTTTACCAAGCTTAGTGATGAGCCTTTAATTATGTCTAGAGAAGCTTTTGTAAATCCAATGAAGACGGGAAAGACTCACAATAGCTATGATATCGATGTTCGATTTACCGCTATAGGGTAGGCTTTTGCTAGAATCTCGCTTACACGTTATAATTCATGGGTGAGATCTAGATCAGATTAAAATAAACTCGGAGTATTACAAATGACAGTTAAAACGAATATTGGCGTATCAGTCGCAGTTGCGCTTGGTACACCTGCATCATATACAGAAGCTGGCTATGCAGCTATGACTTTTGAGCCTTGTGGCCATATCACGTCTATCGGTGAAATCGGCGGTTCAGCAGCAGTATCAAGCTATGACCCAATGGACACAGGTATCATGCAAAAACTACCTGGTGTTATCGATTACGGTTCAACATCTTTAGAAATGGCGCATGACGTAGATGACACTGGTCAAGCTGCATTAGCTGCTGGTTTTGACGGTGCCAATAAAGGTTTAGAGCATTCATTCTCATTCACTGATAGTACAGGTGATATCGTTTGGTTCTCAAGTCGAATCTTTAGCCGTACTAAAAACTATGGCGCAACAGGTGATATCATTAGTTCAAGCGTTGATATTGAAATCAACACTACACTAACGACTTCAGCTTAATAAAACTTTTGCGGTAAAAGGCTGATAAGTCGGTAGCTTCATCCACTACCACCGCACTTTAATTATTGGATGATTAATATAAGGCATGAATATTATGGATTTATCAAATATCAAAACAGCTCAAGAAGCTCAAACAATGAAATTACTGCACCCTGTAACAGGTGAGGTAATCCTAGACGATAAAGAAGTTGCTTTCTCTATCGACTTATTAAGCTCTGACACGAACAACTACAAAGCTGAATTCAACGCTGCAATGAAAGAGGCTCGCACACAAAAAGGCGAGCCTACAGCACGCGAATCAGAGCGTAAAGCATGTAATATGCTAGCAAAAGTAACAACAGGCTGTCATTTAATTATGGATGGTAAGAAGTTTAAATTCACGACTGAATCAATTGCAGAGCTTTATTTTAATCCAGAATACACTTGGATTCGTGAGCAAGTTGAGGCGTTCATTCGTAATCGTGCAAATTTTATCAAGAGCTAGGCCAACAGCTAAAGCTCTATGCTCAAAAACTTGGGTGGTTGCACGCAATCCCCAAGAGTAAAAATCCAAAAGATAAAACTGTACATAAAGCTAGATTAACTCTGTACGGTGTAGATAACGATACATGCAAGCTACCAGAAGCCGACAATACTATCGTGAACGACTTTCACAACTTAGGTTATAAAGTTGGAGTAGGTGATAACTTGATGCCTTTAACTTGGGTTGAGATGGCGGCTTATAGTTCACTTAGGCACTCTCCATTATCAATGTGGGAGTCTGAACAGTTAGTGAATATGTCTAGAGAGTATTGCAATTGGTTGATTAAAGCGCGTGACTTGGACTGTCAATCACCTTGGCACACTAAAGGCTATAACGTTATAGAAGCAACAGTAACACAAGTTACATCTGGATTTGCATCGCTTAGAGCAGCTGCACAGAATAAAAATAAAAGCCGCTAATGTAGTGGCTTTTTTCATATAAGAGGTATAACAAATGGCAGGTGATTTAGCTGAACTAGGTTTTAGCGTTGATACTACCGGTTTAAAAAAAGGTCAAGCCGCGCTTAAAAGTTTTTCCAAGCAAGGCCAAGAGACTGAGTCGTCAATTGACAGCTCGATGAGTGGCACTACAAAATCATTCACTAGCTTAAGCACTGCGCTTAAAGTTGTTGGAACTGGCCTTGGTGTAGTTGCAGGGCTAGCGGTTGCAGTAGGTGGTCCTTTGCTGGCCATGCAGATAGCTGCCGCAAAGTCTACGCGTGAAATGGGAATACTTTCATCTCAGGCTAAACTATCAATCTCAGAGTTTGATGCGCTAGCATTCGCTACCACACAGTATGGAGTTAACGCAGAGCAAATAGGGGATATATCCAAAGACTTAGCGGATAAGATAGGTGAGTATTCTAATGCTGCGTCTGGGGCGTTTCAAGACTACGCTGATGCGATGGGGCTAACCAAAAAAGAAGCAGTAGCCACAGCTATTGAATTCAGCAAGCTATCAAGCGATCAAGTAATAGGCAAGATTGTTTCTGGTCTTGAATCAGTCAATGCTAGCGCAAACGTTACAGTAAATGTACTTGAAGCATTGGGCAATGACTTATCCAAGGCAGCGCCATTATTTGCGAATAACTCAAAGGAATTGCTATCCCTTACAGAGCGATTCAATGCAGTCAACAGTTCAATGGCCTTAACTGGCGCACAAGCAAATCAATTGCAAGATGTAAGCACTACATTCGACTTAATGACAACTTCATTTAAGAATGCATCGACGGCTATTTCTGCATCATTAGCACCTCAGTTTGATTCGTTTTTTAATGCCGTAATATCGATTGTACCAAGCGCAACCAATACAATGATAGATTTCATTAACTCGTTTAAAGACGCCTCTAATATAGAGTCTATAACGTCTTTGAGCAGCTTAATAGAAGACCAAGAAACAAAGATTAGACGATTAAAGACGGCTATTGAAGGTTACACGCAAGCAAACGTTGCATATAACTTTACAGAAGAACAGAAAGCAGCCCTATTGCAGCGCACCAATGCTGATTTGGAAGAGCAAACTAAACGCTACGAAGACTTACAATCTCAGCTTAGTAAAGTAAAAGGCAAAGAGGAAGAGTTAGCTAAAGTTCGTGATGGTGGCTCGTTCTCAGGCACCACGGCTAAAACACCTGCTTCCTTGCTTATGGATGCAAACGCAAAAGCCGCATTAAGAGCTGCGGACGCGTATAAAAAGTGGAAAGAATCAGTAGAGCAGTTTCTAACTCCAACTCAATCTATTGAGGCTGAACTACAAAAAATAACAGCAGGCTTAAACTCTGGTGAATTAACATCAACTAGCGGCTTGCTTGGTTATGTTGCAGATTTAAATGAGCAATTAGAAAAACTTCAAGATAACTCTGGTGTTTTTGATGATTGGATTACTGAAGCGGCAGATGCAATTAAAGACAGTGGATCAACCAATAGCATTGGCGACTTAGCCAGTGAAATAACCTTAAGCACTAAAGACGGCCAGATTGATGCGCTAAATGAAAAAATATTACTTACCCAAGACTTGCTTGAAATGGGTGAGCTAGATGACAGTACAGCAACAGAGTACATTAAAGGGCTAAGCAAAGAGATTGACTCACTTAACGGTAAGTTATCCTTTGAAGAAGAATTCGAGAAAGGCACAAGCGCAATAAGCGACTCACTTTCTGCGATGCGTGATTTAGGCGAGCAAGGCTCAAGTAGTTACAATAAAATATCAGTAGCTATGGCAACAGTGGAAGCAGCGCAGGCTGCAATGGCAATAGCAACAGCAGCAACTACAGCCGCTATTACTGGTGGGCTATCCGCAGCAGTTAGCTTGGTCATGGCTATATCTACACTTGGTGGTGACTTAGAAACAACATTCGAAGCCACGCAAGCAGTGCAAGGTTTAAATGAATGGGGTGACAAAGCAGAATCAATCGCAAACTCAGTAGAAGACACGGCAAAAGCAACTGAAGATTTGGTTGGTATTAACACCGATATGCTATCAGCACTGGTTAACTTGCAGTCAGATATACTTAGCGCCTCTGGGATAGTTCAAGGTGATGCATCAGCAACTGACGTCATGACATCATCTGGAATCGGTAGTTTCTTTGACAACTTTGACTCTCTTTTTGGGGATATACTGTCAAAGTCTATATCAATGTTTACTTTCGGCATTGGTGACTTCCTGTTTGGCGGCGTGTTTGATTTTCTTGGTAGTGTATTTGGCGGATCATCTAAGACTACTGATTCAGGGATTAAAGTTCTTGGCGGCACATTAGCAGAGATGATTGACGGCGCAAGTGTTTTAGCGTTTGAGACAATTAAGTCTAAAAAGTATGCGTGGTCTAGCTCTAAAACAAAAGATTACACAGCTCCACTTGATGACGCGAGTGCGCAGTTCAGTTTAGTGTTCGAGTCACTAGCCGACTCTGTTTATGCGGCAGGATTAAATCTTGGGTTTAGCAGTGAGTACCTAACAGAAGCTATCAACGAATTCGTTATTGATACATCTAAAATATCACTTAAAAACTTAGACTCGAGCGAAGTCACTGAAGAGATAGAATCTTATTTCAGCAATGTTTTTTCTGATATAGCAGAGAGTGTTGTTTATTACCTTGATGATTTTCAGGACACTGGTGAAGAGTTAAGCGAAACACTAACCAGGTTGTCAACAGAAGTTACTTTGTTAAATTATGCAGCTGATAACCTTGGGATATCTCTTGGCGACTTAGTTGATGACTCATACTCACTAGTTAGTGCTGCTGATGCGTTAACAGATATATTAGGTGGCACTGAGCAATTCGGTGATGCTCTATCGTCATTCATTGGGTCTTTTGCTAGTGACTCTGAATTGCTAAATCTTTATTCTACGGCTTTGACTGATTCATTGTCTGAAGTTGGCCTAAGCCTACCTGCCACAACGCAGGGTATGTGGGATTTAATAGGCACGCTGGACGCTTCAACATCATCTGGTGTTGAACAGATAGCTACATTGTTATCATTGGCTGACACTGCAAGCGAGTATTACGACTTGCTAGAAGACGCGAGTGAATCAATGGCTGATTTATCTGATACCTTTGCAAGCGCGGTATTAAGCATTTATGGCGTATCTGATGCGGTATCTCAGGTTAGCCTTGATGCAGCACTAGCAGCCGCTAAAATGGGTGATTTTTCGTTAGCTGAAGCTTTAGATACAAGTGATTATAACCTAGATGCTGCTGACTTCTCTTCATTAGCTGATTACAACGTAGCCCAAGCTGAAGCGGCAAATAAACTAATGCAGTTATCCTCATTGGCAGCTGCCGAAGCTGGGGATGTTGAGACTGAGCAGTTAGATGAGCTAAAAGCAATAAATGCTAGTATAATAGCTTCAATAACTGAGACTAACACTTTATTAAGAGCGCAGAATAGAATGGCGATCAATACTAGTGATTACTTAGATCAAATAAACAATAAAACAAGCTATGCAGCTTAAGGTGTATAAATGCAATCGATAACGCCAATTGAAATTACTGAGGATATGCTTGTATCCCCTATCGCAGAGCCTGACTCTTCGGTGGGGGAGGTAGAGTGGGTTGATCCAAAGCTACCAGTTTTAGCCAATACCATTACGTCAGGGGGTAATTATTTCGCCTCTGCCGTTGCTACTAATGGTTATACTTATTTCGGCGGTGACGCTATTGCCCGTCTCAGTCAAAGTGGAGTTGCTGAATACGTTGCTGAGCTAACAGGAACCGCGAGATGCGCAGTTTCTCTTGGCTCATACGTTTACTTCGGCACTCTTAGTGGTCAAATATATAGGCTAACTACGTCAACGAAAGCGGTCACTCAAATTACTGTATCAGGTTCAAGCTCACTTTATAGCGCAATAAACATAGGTGATGGATTTCTATACTTTGGTGCTAGTGGGAAAGTAGTTTCCCTTCAAATTTCCAATGGGGTAACTAGGGTTTACGAGGTTGGATCTGGCATATTTCAATCTGTAGTTCGAGGGTTTGATGGTCTACTCTACTTTTCAACTTATTCATCTTCAAGCTCAACAATTTACAGGTTCGACACTGAAGAGTTAACAGGTGTCGAGGTCATGAAGATTGATGGTGGATATAGATGCTCTACAATTGGAGATAACGGGCTTATCTATATGATTGGCAGCGCCGGTAACGTAGCGGTTGTTAATATTTCATCTTTAACGGTGTCTTATTTCGGATCCACTAATACTGTAATTTTCGGGTCATCTTCCATGATTGATGGGGTCTTCCTTGCTTGTGGAAGGAGTGAGACAAGTAACGGTGTAGTGGTGAGTGTCAACACAAACAACTCCACCATTGAGCTGCTTTATACTGAGCCAACACTTAGCGACACTATTAGGGCTATGTCTATTAATAACGGCAAGTACCACTTATGCTTTGCTAACTCACAACTTTTCAGAATGACTCAAAGCTATGGTTCTGGCGAGCAGGTTATTCTATCTTCAAATCATAAAGTGTATCAGTCAGTAACAAGGAATAATGACAACCCGGTTACTGGTTCGCAGTTAATTTCTCCTTCATGGGTTGAGCTATATTCAACAAATAGATTTAGAATGTTTGACTATGTGATAACAACAGCGTCGACAGGCATAGGTAATCTTTTGATAACGCCTGGCCAGTCAGCAACCACTATATCATTTTTTGGGCTTGAAAATGTAGCTAACATACAGGTAATTTACCGTTATGATGACACTAATGCGGAAATACTGTCTAATAAAGCAAAGTCCACTATTCTTGCGTCACCAATAGATGATCAAATTGTTAGCGGCACGCTTTATAGTGATAAGCTTATATTTGAGGATTTATCGACTTATGAAGATCCATACATAAGCATAGTTATAACAGGCGCAGACACATCTAAGGATTGGTCAATAGGCTCTATTGTGCTTGGCAATGCTAGAAAACTATAATCAGCCGGCCAAGTGCGGAATATACCAATTTTGAAGTGGTCATTCAGCCACAGTATGCTGACTATGTAGAAAGAATACTTAAAGACTCATTGAATAAGCCGCGAGTTTACATTGGCAATAAAAAAGACGGGGAAAAGATATTCACGTTTGGCAGATATGAGCGAAGCCCTATATCATATGATGATCCATTAATTTGCACCACCACTTTAAAAGTAAGAGGCTTAGTATAATGAGCAATTTAAAAATAACACCTATTGACATAGAGCCATCAACTACCGTTAGCGGAATAGGGAAAAACATCACTGAGGTGGTTGCTTTCCAAATAGCATTAGCAAATGACTTGAACAGAGTTATAGCGGAAATAAACAGTAATATTGATTCTAATGCAGACACTACTGAAGAGATTGAGGAAGAGTCTGTTGATACAGTCTACTCCACTCTTCGACAATATATTATCCAGTGTGAAGATAGAATTCAGTCGCTTGAGAAAAGCCTATCCGAACTAATAACAGCGCAAGAATCAAATAAAAAAGAAATTGATAGTAACCGTGAAGAGTACGGATACGCTATCGACGCTATCAATCAAAAACTAATGTTAAAAGAGGATGTTGAATAATGGCTAGTATAACTTTATCTGGGGTACTGAGAGACCCTACAAATGAGTTTGCATATAAAAACAAGATACGCTTTACCCATGTAACCACAACAGGCCAGACTATTAAAGGGTTCCGATCGGAACTCACGATGCTTTGAACCGGGTATGGGTTAGCCAAGGTACATTTACTATAAATAGCGACACGCCAGCTACCAGCTTGCCAGCTCTATTGGGCATAACTACACCATCAACAGACGCTGATTTGTTAGTATTCCAAGCATTGGCTGAGGACGCATACTCTAGTGCTAATGACGCTGAGGCAGCTTTGGCAGATACTCAAGCCTTATTCAATGGCTTTGATAGTAGCGTAGCTTCGTCAGTTTCACTTAGTAGCCCTGCAAATATTGACTGGGATGTTGACGCTCCATTTAATGACGGTAACGAATTAAAAAAAGGCTATGGAACCAGAAACACATACGGAAACAAAGCCACTACGTTTTCTAGGTCTAGCGCCACTGGAAGCGTAAATAAAACAGGGGTATATGAGTCATTAGCTGTCGATGCACCTTTAATTGGGAATAACGGCATAGGGTTGCATCCTGCTTACAGCAATACAATACCTTATAGCACCTTCAGTGGTGGGTATCCGTTAGGTAGCGCGTCAAACTGGAATAACACATTAAAGACAATCAACGGTGTGGTTTTTAATGGCCTGATGACCAGTCCTGCATTAAGAGAAAATGTTGTACCTGCGAATTCTAGCTTTACATCTACTATCTTTATGTCTGGAGAAGGTAATAGCACGACATCTGCTTTAAGGGTTGTATCTAGCGGAACTACGTCCGTCACTGGTCAGGTAACGATAACATGGGCGACTGACAGCGTTGCTTATGATATAGCTGACACTGGCTTTTCATTCTTTCATGAGAAAATAGCAGATAAGCTTTATCGAGTGTGTATATCTTATAATGCCACTGTTGCATCATTAGGGAATACCACTGCTAGATATGTTGTTTACAACGACGGATCAAACTCAGCTTACTTTGGTGGGATGCAACTTGTATCAGGGCTATCTGCGCTAGCGCTACCGTACCTACAAACAACTGGCGCATCAAGCGTGTCGAGGTCTACTGATGTGATGTCGCTTCCTGTTAGCGGAAATCTACCATCAACAGGTAGGTCGTTCACTATCATGATGGATGCGTCTTTCACTGCTGACATAACAAGCTATCCATTAATCACCATTTCATCCAATGTGACTGGTGGCGATATATTATTTAGGAAGGTTAATGGGCAAATCCAGTGGTATCACGACTTAGCTGACGGGTCTCTAGGGTATCTATTCACGTCAAACACTGCGTATGCGGTCGGCTCGCACAGGTACGCATTAAGATTTGACTCTGGCGTGTTCTCTTTGTTTTGCGATGGGATATTAGTGTCTAGCAGAACAGCTGCCAATTATTGCTGGTTTTCACCAACAGGAACAATCTCATTCAGTGGTAGTTATGCAAACTACCTTAAGAACTTTAGAATATCTCAGTCCGCATTAACTGACGACCAAATAAAAGCACTTGGAGGCTATCCAAAATAAAAACAAAGCCCCTTTAATTAGGGGCCTTTTCTATTTAACTATTTTCTTAGCTATCGAGTAAAACAAATCGTTGAACTTTTCAGTCGAACATAACGCTTGAATATCTGCCCGTGTAATTTCAATTGAGCTATCTGCATTAACCATCCATGCAATAGACGTCTCAACATCAACCATTAATTTTTCTGCTACTCGTTCAATCTTTGAATCGATATAATCTTGATTGTCTAGCTTGTCGCTGTTTGTGTTTAAATCTTGCGTCACTTTACATATAATCATTTTGGCTGCTCCTGCTCTAGTTTCTTGGCTTTAGCTTTTAAATGCGCATCATTCCATTTCTTTTCATATTCAGATTTAGACTTCATGACCGCGTCGGTGTATTCGTAGCCCATATCAAAGCCGCACTGCATAATCATAGAACCAATATCTGGATAGCATGATGTCGCCTTAATTGATTCATTTCCTTTGTTATCTCCACTTTCTACGATGCCAAATTCACGCAAGTAGAAGTATCCATTTTTGTATTGCACAGCGTGCTTTTTATTCACTCTAATCATGTTAACTCCTTAGTTACAAAATAATAATTTATCGAAATCAGATAGAGCCGCTTTATCAACTATGCTAACTGATACTTTGCTGTAGTTACCATTGACCAGTTTAGCCTTGCCAGACTTAACTAATGCACCTAACCCCATCTTAACGTGTGAAACTTGATTAAAATATACATTGTTATCATTGAGTGTTTGCAGCATAAAGCCACCACCACAGCCTGTGCCACTTGGTAATAACTCAAGTATAATATCAAGATTTAAATCTGACACATTCACACTGTCAAAATTAACAGGACTTAGATATTCCTTGCCCTCATCACTTAAAACATAATGGTGCTTGTGCTTTATCGACTTCTCAACAAAAACACCCATACCTTTCAGCAATGCCTTTCTGATGCCGGACTCGCTGCCTTTTAATCCTGCGGATTTAGCTTTTAACCTAATATCTTCAATCAAGTAATGCTCGTTGGGCCTTAACACTTGAGCAAATACATCTTCCATCACGCTATTCTCACGATAAATTGTTCGGGTGTTTGATTTGATGTATTCCTTTATCTTGGATAAGCCTCTATTAGTAATGCAATAAACACCACGCGAAACTAAAGTAAAATACTCTGGCGTTAAATAACCAACAATTGCCACTATTCGACTGACAGTTATATTCTTCTTTTGGTTATCGGGTATCAAATTAAATATCGACTTAGCCGTGAACTCTTCACCTACTTTTGAGTGCTCAACTAGCAACCGTGTTATCTCATGAATTGATGCCATTATTTAATATCCTTTTTGTATACTGGGCGAAATTTAGGCTTTCCATCGGAGTACTGATAATCTTCTTTTGCAATGTGATGCATGGTAAGCTTTCCCATGGAATATCTAATCTCCTTTGGAATTTCGTAGACATCAAAGCCGACTTGCTCATACCCAATCACTTCTGGTTTAATCTGCTCCATTATTTAGCCCCTTTCTTTTATGCTCATCTGATATTAACTGTGCAACGATATCTTTATTTTTATAGATAGCCTTGCCAGCCGTTTGATTATCTTTGCTAATTTCATTTAGCTGGTTGTAAGTTTCTAGCTCAAGAGCTACGTTTTTCTTTTTATATTCCAAGTTAATCTCCTTTGTTGATGTGAACTCTACACGAATAAATTCTATTGTAAACTACTTTTTAACTATTTATAAAATACTTTACAATAATGATGATTGTGGTATCTTATAGAGATTAACTAACCAAGGAGAATGAAATGAACGAATTAGAAATGATAAAGGCTTTTGCTGAACTGGAAGGCATTGGATTGGAATACCCATTATTTAACGAGATTCCTTTTCATAGATACAGGAAAGATGGTGTTACGCACCTTTGTGAATACAGCCCAATAACTGACCTTGCTTTAAACTGTGCGGCTCGTGATAAATACAGGGTAGAAAACGACTTTGATGATGGCGCTTGCTTTATTTACGATAAAAATGGCGACTTAAAGTCTGAAGTTAGCTTTAATCGAAATGTATCTATGTCTACAATCGAATGCATTCTAAAGTCAGAAGGGTTATGGAAATGAGCAAGCGAAATAAAAAATACAACGGCACTGCAAAGCTAATTGCACAGACCGATGATATAATTAAATACACTGGCATTTATCAATTACCAATGATGAAATGTGAATTTGTAAACTTCGGTAATCACCGATTTCATCCTAAGGCATTATCACACGTATACTGCAATCAAGAGCATCGATGGACAGTCGCATTATTGGTTTTCAAAATTAACGCTAGAGGATTTAAGGTTGTTAGTGTTGAATATGCATCGCCTCCAAGTAAATGCACTAATGACGCAATAGCTAAAAGCGTAGAGGAAAAACATAATCTAATGATAGCCAAGTGTGACCACAGAGAATTTGTTTGTGCAGGTTGGCTCGCAATACCTAGATATGAAGAAATAGATAACAAGATAATCATGGGTATGTTTGATAAGCTGGGCGTATGGGATGATTACATTACCGATAACGGATACAAATTAATTAAGGATAGAATCTAATGGCTATAATAGACAAGCACGCACGTTTTACTATATTACTTGATGCAATATCAAAGACCAAAGGCAAGTGGTTTAAAATCGCTGATTTGCGCCTTTCATACGGTGGCACCTGGGCGTTGCACAAATTAAAACACGTTCCAGAAATTGAAGTAAGAATGATTCCCCGTGGTGAAGGTGACTCTCGCACAGTTGGAGAATTCCTTGTCACATGTGGCGACTTCAAAGTAATAAGCGATCGCTTTAAAGAAACTGGTAAAATTAGGCCTCCGTTTGATTTCGACGAGGCAAGTAAGGATAAACCAAGGAAGCAAGTGATCAACAAGTATAAGAGAACTAAAGAAGATAAGCTTTTAAATCTGGTGCTAGGTTACACCAAGTAAAAATAAGCCGCTAATTAAAGCGGCTTTTTTGTGTCTATTTATTGCTGTGTTGCTCTGCCAATACTAGCGCATTCCATAGCACATGAAAGCTATGGCACTTGCCTGATTCACTATCTACTAACTCGCCTGACTTGTAAGCCAACAAATGACGCAACAAGCTATCAATAATTTGATCTTTGTTAAGACCTTTTTTCCAGTTGTATCTTGCGTATTTTTCAGCTCCCATAGCAAACACTTCGCACAATCCTTTAACTGCAACAGGTGCGTCAAGTAAGTAGCTTAATTCTGTTTTACCTGTGTTGAATCGGATTGCTTCATTGTTATCAGGTTCAACAACAAAAACTGGCTTAATTAGCGAACCTCTAGCATAGCAATAATTAAGGTATGCCTCCTCTCCTGCGTGTTCTGACATGTCATCGATCATCTCTATGTACTTAGAGAATAGCTGCGTTTCGCTAGTTTCTCTTGCTTGGTGTTTATTAACCAAATCAACTAATTTTTTATCGTATTCCATATATATCCCTTATTAAAAAGCCCAGTGTTAACTAGGCTGTGATTTTAAATTAAATTAGATACTAAAACGGCGTATCGTTGTCATTGAAGTCTACGCTAGCATCAGGATATTGCGGCGCTCGCTGTTGTGCTGGCGACTGTTGTGGTCTATGTTGAGGCGTTGGTCGTGGTGCACGTTGCTGTGGTGGCGCTTGATTATACTGTGGCACAGGAGCTTGTTGTGGAGATTGCTGTCTTGGTTGTTG